ATGAAGTTCAACGAGTATGTAAAAGAGTATAGGTTAAAGTATTTCAAAAACCTTGAAAAGTTTGCTAAAATAATAGGAGTGGGGAAAACTATGTGGCGCAAAATAGAAAGAGGTATAAACCCACCTCCTAAAAAAACTCTATTAAAGAAGTTTGCCAGCTTAACACATATGCTCGCTTATGAGGAAGCTCAAATGTATCAGCTAGCGAAAAGGTGGACTCCATCGGAAGATACAAATACAGGTAATCATATTCTACTTTCCGAGTACTCCAAAGCAGAATGGCGTGAGGCTCTTATAAAAGAAAATACCCCTGACTATACTATTCCTAAAGAATGGTCTAAGTCAAATTAACTCCCAAGGAAAGCTGCAGTAGGCGCAGCAAAAGCTTCCGTATATCTAGCAACACCGGTAGTAAATCTAAATTCATCTATATGCCCGTTAAACCAATCGCTGTTGGCGTAATAGCCGCCTATAGTGAAAGCGGTGTTTGCGTCGTTTGTAAGGCCTCCGTTGTGTGTCGCCGTAGTCCCTCCCGCTCCGTCTATCCAAAGATAAGAGGTCGTACCAGATTTAGATACTGCGAAATGGTGCCATTGATCCTGATTTATAGTTTGGCTGGTCATCTGACTGTCGTAAGCCACAGCCCCGTAAGGCCTAAAACTTAAAATATTTGATCCGGGGTTTATTAGTATCCAGAAGCCATTGGACCCGTTACCTTGAGAGCAAAGTATCTGATTGCCAGCAGCCTGCGACCTGAACCAACCTTCTATTGTAAAGTCTATGTTACCAAATTCAGTTTCCTCCATGTAAGGAATACTGACAGTATCGTTCGTTCCGTCAAACTTCGCGCTAGCGGTACCAAATTTTTGATAGGCAGTATCCAATTCGGCACCGTTTACAAAATTTACCGTATTTTCTATATTACTGTCATCTGTCGAGGTGGTTGCCTCATCGGCGCCATCAAAGCTTAATTGTAGAACGACAGAATTAAAATATACATCTCCTGCTGCTGAAGGAGTTCCCTCGTAAAGCCCAGTTAAAGTTATAGGTCTAAATGAGCCATCAACAGAATCGCCAATTAAGTTATCTAATCCAGCATAATGCAACGAGCTGTAATAGACTCTGCCTAAATGATTTCTAAGAAAAGCGTCGTCAGTAGCATCTCCAGAAGTCAAGACTCCCGTGATGTAAGGTTTGTAGCCTGTCAGCTCAGCTTTATCTGGCGCCGAGTGAATCATATTGAGAAGAGTAGTTTTCCCCTCGCCGTTATAAGTTGGATTAGTTCCTTGACTCATTTAAATTATTTCCTTGTAGTTCTTTTGTTATTTTCTTTCTCAACAACTTCTACTTGCATTGGCGGTTGTACTAGAGGTACTTCTTCCCAGCCTACAAATCCCGGATCGCTAGCTTTAGGTAAATATGGCTCTCCGCCGTTCTTTGGAAGAGTCTTTTCAATCGTAAGTTGTTTTAGTTGTTCATTAGGAACCAACATCTTAGTTTTGCGATCTGTCATGTAAAAAACCGTATTACGAATTCCGACGCGAACTATACGTGCTTGACGACCAGAAATATAAATAATGTCATCGTTATTAAAATCATTTCCCATGAACACGAGAACACCTTGGACAAAATTCATAATCATGTCTTTTGCCATAATTGTTATTATCGCAACGAGAAGTAGCCAGCCGTAATCACCCACCATTTGCTGAGCGAATGTTTCTGCTTGCTCTTTTGAAATACCTTCTCCTATAACGTTAACGACGTCCGAAGGTTGAATGTTAGTAATCCCGTTCATAACTTTTATAGTAATTACACGAAAACAAGTGTAAAATATAAGCGATGGCAAAAGTTAAACGTGCAGGAGACTTTGAATCTCTTGAAGTAACGGACGGTAAGGTCAAAATTCACCAAAGAGAACCTATTAAGCCAAAAGATAATTTTTATATAGATGAACTCCCTTGGACAGAAAAACAAAAACGGTTTATAGAACTATCTCTTGATAAAGGCTCGAGACTAATATTATGTAAAGGCCCAGCCGGAAGCTCTAAGACTTTAACTGCGGTTTATTCTGCGCTTCAATTATTAAATAACTCTAAAGTATCAGATGTTATCTATATGCGTTCTGCTGTAGAAAGCTCGGATTCCCGTTTAGGCTTTCTCCCCGGAGACGCAGATGAGAAACTTCACTATTACAATTTACCTTTTATGGATAAGTTAGATGAGTTATTAAGCGAAGAAACTGTGAAAAAGCTGCAGAAAGAAAAAAGAGTATCCATTCATCCTGTAAACTTCGCTAGAGGTATGAGTTGGAACAGCAAGGCCATACTTCTCGACGAAGCTCAAAACAGTTCCTTTCGAGAGATAGTCACAGTTCTCACGAGAATAGGGAAATACTCACGTTGTTTTATTATGGCAGACCCAATGCAGACTGACTTAAAAAATGGCAACAGAGGAGGTTTTGAGAGGCTTTACGACGCTTTTGACGACGACGAGAGTAGATCTATGGGCATTCATACTTTCGAGTTTGACGAAAGTGATATTGTCAGATCCGAACTTACGAAGTTTATAGTAACAAAAGTCAATCAGATTCCTCTTTAATCCAGCCTGATTTTTTAATAATCTTAGCTAATCTAGGAGCAAACTTCCTTACGTCTTTTTCTGGAATGTCCCAAAAGAAGGCGTGAGTAACTTCTTCTATTAAGACGCTCAAAGATCTGTTTTCCCTAAGAGTTGGGTCTATAAGTATCTTCGGATCTTTTACTTGTGGATTGCAGCAGAGGCCGTCAGCGTTGTAGCTACGATGAGGTTTCCTCCACTTAATTTCATATTCCACACCTTCGCAGTTGGAAAACTTTATATTTTCCATACTAAAGCTTACACTTTTTTTTGTATATTTGAAAAAAACTTATAAAATATATAGTGTAAATAATCTCATGAAGATCTATTGTAGTCATTGTGGAGCCGGAGCATCTTATTCCATGCAGAAGCCTAAATTTTGTGGAAGCTGTGGTAAGCCTTATATGGGTTCCGATGCAAAAACTAGGCCTACTAAAAGAGTAGTTCAGCAGGTAGTGGAAGAAGATTACGAAGACGAAGATAACTTCGAAGTAGAGATTGACGCTTTGGAGTTTGACTTTAGAACTTTCGGATCAAACGTCCATAAACTAGGAGATATAGTCGGTAGTTCGGCAGAAGATAATATAGACGAATCTAGGGAGAGAGATTCATCTTATTCAAAAGGAAACATAGAACAGGACTTCTTAAATGATGCTGGAAGCATAAAGAAGTCCTAGTATGCCAAGAAAAAAGAAGCTAAAATTCGAGGACTGTATTGAGTCAATTGACTCTGAAATAAGCAAGAGACGCGGAAGATGGAATCTGACCGCTTTATCTTGGATGGATTTTGATGACGTCGCTCAAATAATCAGAATCCACATATTCAAAAAGTGGCATCTTTACGATCAGTCCAAATCTTTAGCTCCTTGGATCAACACTCTCATTTCTAACCAGATTAAAAACCTGATTAGAAATAACTATGGAAATTACTGCAGGCCCTGCTTGAAATGCGCCGCGGCAGAGTCCGATTCTCTATGTTATATTTACGGGACTCAGAACTCTTCTTGCCCGCTATTTGCGCATTGGGAAAAAACTAAAAAAGCCGCCTATCTCACGAAGCTTCCTTCTCCTCTCGAGTCTGTAGGGCACGAAACAGAGAATATGGAGATGAAAGAGTTCGACTTTGACGCAGTGCTTAAAAGACTAAATACGAAACTTAAAGATAAGCTAAAAACAAATGAATGGATCGTATACGAAAACTTGTATCTAAAAAATAAAAACGAACAAGAAGTAGCAAAGATACTTGGGTATAAAACTTCTGAAAAGAATAGAAGCCCCGGATATAAGCAAATTAAAAATATAAAAAAGTCTATAATAGAAAAAGCTAAAGAGATTATTTCAGAAAGTATCAACATATGAAAAAGAAAGATGAAGTAGTCCTTGCGCCTGAGCAGGAAGTTTCTATAGACGACTTCTATGAGGACAAAGGAGTAACCGCAATCAAGGAATTAGTAGGTTTAATTTTCCCAGATATTGATGAAAAATTTCGGGACGGCAGAAGTATTTACGGCAAAGCTATAAAAAGCTACTTAGCCTCAAAAGGAAAGAAGACAGTTGCAACTTCCGACAAGAAAGAAGGCTACAATTTAAATCAAGAGGAAAGAGACTTCCTGTACAACAACTGTTCTACCATGAAAGTGTCTGACATGTGCGAGACTTTGTATGGAGAAAAAATAAATCCTTCCGACAGGAGATTTCGGGCATGTAGCGATTTTGTCAAAACTATAGACGGCAAAGTTGTTTTGTCGGAGATTGTTAAAGAAGTTTCGCCCAGTGATTATCTTCCTCCCAAAAACGAAACTAAAGCTATCTCGAGAATCAACAAATATGTTCACGAAGGCATAGATAAAAACAATTTAAAAGCTTCTGACAAAAAGAATATATCTAGGCTAATAGCTTACATGCATACGTATAGATTTTTACATCAAATATCAAACTATGCTTCTCAAGATAACAGGGAGCTTTTTGAAAGTAGCTTTGTGAGATATACTCATGACAAACCAGATTTGACTCAGGAAGAAGTAGACCAGTATATTGTACTTTCTGCAGAGGTAGTTATAGCTTCAAATATTCAAGTTAGAGTAGAAAGGCTACAGGAACTTTTAGATCAAGCGGCCGAAGAAACTGAAGGTAAAAGAATGGCTATGAGCTTGGTTGAGTCAATCAACACCGCGCAAACAGAATACAATCAATGCGTTAACAGACAGACTAAACTTCTCAACGAGCTAAAAGAAAAAAGAAGTCAAAGACTCAGTAAACAAATTAAAGAAAACGCTTCTATTTTGAATTTGGTAGAAATGTGGAAAGATGAAGAATCTCGCCACAAAATGATTAAGCTCGCCGAGATTAGAAAAAAAGCTTTGGAGGAAGAAGTCGAAAGACTCTCTACTATGGACGAAATTAAATGTAGAATTATGGGCCTAACAGAAGAGGAGGTTCTTAATGGTTGAATGTAAAGAGTGCGGCAAAACTTTTCCATCAGACAGGAGCTTGCATGCTCATTTAAAAAGCCATAAGTTAAAAGTAAAAGACTATTACCACAAACACTTTCCAAGAAGAGATAAGTACGACAATGAGCTAATAAAGTTTGTCAACAAGGAAAGTTATTTTGCTACAGATTTTAATAATAAAAATAATTTAAAGAAATGGATGACTCACGTAGAACCTCCGGTTGCAAAAGAATATTTTAAAAATTTCTTAGTAGGAAGAAAGGAAAAAAAAGATTTGGAGTTCGCGCCTTGTCAAGTTGAGTTAAGATCTCTAATGAGCCCGTCTGTTTCCTATTATCAAAAAGTTTTAGGTGATTACAACTCTCTATGCGAAGAAATAGGACTAACTACGAAATACAAAACTATCTTAGAGCCACTAGAGTACAACCCCGAAAGCTACACTGAAGAAAAAATTTACGTAGACACAAGAGAACAAAATCCACTAGAAATAACTGATTACCCTACAGAAGTGAGAGGTTTAAAATATGGAGACTATGCTTTAAGCAATAAGGAAAAAACCTGTAACTGTTATATAGAAAGAAAATCTATACAAGACTTAATCGGAACTCTTAGCGGAGGCTATGATAGATTCTGTGATGAAATAGAAAGAGCAGAAACTGAACACGCTAATTTAATTGTTTTAGTTGAGAGTGACTATAATGCAAGTCTAATGTTTCACAAGTTAAAGAGAACTTACAAAAACATAAGAACTAACCCTCAGCACATCTTTCATAATATTAGAACTATAATACAGGAGTACCCTAATGTTCAGTTTTTATTCGTAAAAAATAGGGAAGAGTCTGTTAGAGTAATGAAAAGAATATTCTTTAGTAATTGTAAGTATAAAAATGTTGACCTGCAATATGCTTATGATTTGAAATTGTTATGAGGGGAAAAATTGAGTTAACTTACGAACAGGCTTTAATCATTTTATTTTTAATAATTCTTATAGCTTATTTAGATTAATATGTGGCATGCTCCAGAGAAATACAAACGAGACGTAAAAGATACCAACTTAGAATTGCTGGACTTAAAAGGAGAGCTTGATTCTAAGCAAGCCAAAATATCTCTAGCTAAATTCTTAAGGGCCAACTTAGGCTTTACAGTAGAATTGATTTCCGGAATAAAACTTGCGCCATTTCAGGAAGTTACTCTTAAAGGTTTCTTTAACAGGAACTTTAATATGTGCGTATGGGGGCGCGGATGCGGCAAGACTTTCATCGCATCCGTGTACTGCTTTTTACAATGCATATTCGAGCCTAATACAAAAATTCTTATAGCTGGCCCAACATTTCGTACTGCTAGATTTATATTCCAAAATTTAGAGAAGATAGTTGAAACAAAAGGGGCGGAGCTGCTTGCCCAAGCTTTCGGCGCAAAGTCTAAACGCAACGACCAATTCGAGTGGAGAATAAACGGCGGAAGTATTACAGCGATACCTTTAAGCGGCGAAAAGATTCGTGGTTTTCGTGCTAACATTCTTGTGCTCGACGAGTATTTGCTATTACCAGAAGAGACTATCAAAACGGTCCTTATGCCGTTCTTGGTTGCGCCGCAGGACATGGCTGAAAGAATTAGAGTTAGAGAGATAGAAGACTCTTTAATTAAAAGCGGCAAGATGGAAGAAAAGGACAGGATGGTGTTTGAAAATAAGTCAAAGATGATAGCACTATCTTCTGCCAGCTACAGTTTTGAGAATTTATACAAAACTTACAAAGAGTGGATGGGCAATATCTACTCTGACGACTTATTAGACTCTAAGTATTTCATATCTCAAATGGGCTACGATTCTGTGCCTCCGGATATGATCGACAAGACTATTATTGAAGAAGCTCAGGCAGGAGGTTCCTCCAACTCATCTTTTCAACGAGAATACTGCGCGCAATTCACAGACGGAAGCGATAGTTATTTTAGCGCAAAGAAAATGCACGAATGCACAGTGCCCGACGGAGAAGCGCCACATACTTTAATTACAGGCAATCCAGAAAAGGAGTACATACTTGGCATAGACCCCAGTTTTAGCAATAGTCCTAGCTCCGACTATTTTGCAATGTCTCTACTTGAGCTAGACGAAGGATCTTATACATTAGTACATTCTTATGCTGTGGCTGGTGGGGATTTAAAAAATCACATAAAATATTTGTTCTATCTGTACAAACATTTCAATATAAAGATGATAATTATTGATAACGCAGGTTATCAGTTTATAGACAGCGCAAACGAATCAGAACTTTTTAGAGAAGCCGGACTTGAAATTAAGTTCTTCGATTTTAACACGGAGAAGCAAGGCATAGAATATGATAAAGAGCTCAAGAAGGTAAAGAGAGCTTACAGCCCAAAAGATCACGTACTATGCTTTAAGCAAGTGTTTAGTTCTGATTTTTTAAGAAACGCTAATGAATACTTGCAATCCTGCATAGATCATAAGAAAATATTCTTCGCTTCCAGAACGGCTGCCTCTGGAAGTTTCTTTTCAAAAGTTTCATCTTTGAAGATACCTCTGAAGCTGACCCACTTTAACGATATAGGAGAAATGATTGAGACCCAAGACGACTTAGTTTACCAAACCAAGAAACAATGTGCTTTGATAGAAGTAAAATCTACGGCCAAGGGGACTCAGAGTTTTGATCTGCCCCAGCATCTCCGTCGCAGTAATTCAGCTAATCGTGCCAGAAAAGATAATTATACAACATTAATGTTAAGCAATTGGGCCGTAAAAGCATATAATGATATGAAGAACGTAAAAGTTGAAGAAGTTAATGCGACTTTTGTTCCAAGGATGATTGATTAAGTGTAATTTAAAGTTAAAATGGCCGCTAAAAGAAAAGCTAACAACGAAAACTCTCTTAATGAGCCGCTAATGGCTGGTGGAGAAGTTATAGAGACTATTGCTTCGACAAGGTCTCGCAGAAATAAAGCCGGTCATATTGAAAGGACCGACAGGTACAGAAATATAGACGATGGAATTATTCCGTTTCGATATTCCCAAGGTGTCACTAATAATTCAAGCTTAGATATTAGAGACACTATAGTACTTTGCCAAAAAGCTTATTATAATTTCTCAGTCTTTAGAAACACTATCGATCTAATGACTGAATTTTCCATGAGTGAGATTTATCTTACTGGCGGAAGTAAAAAATCAAGAGATTTCTTCGACGCTTTATGCAAGAAGATAAACATGAATAATCTCCAAAGTAGATTTTTCAGAGAGTATTATAGATCTGGAAATGTTTTTATTCACAGATTTGACGCTAACATTTCTCAAGCTGATGTCACAAGGATGACTCAAACTTTTGGTTTAAATTCAAATGCTTCATTTAATCTTCCAGCTAGATATATTATTTTGAACCCGGCAGATATTCAAATATCTGGAAACATTACTTTTGCGACAGGAGAATTTAGAAAAATACTAACTGATTATGAGTTAGAAAGATTAAGAAATCCAAGAACTGAAGAAGACAAACAAGTTCTCGAAAGCTTTGACCCTGATACTATTAAAAAAATTAAAGGAGAAGGAGGCAAGAAACCGGGCTATAACGCAGTTAGTATTCCTTTGCCCTTAGATAAAATAAGCGCCGTATTTTACAAAAAGCAAGATTATGAGCCGTTTGCTGTGCCTATGGGATATCCTGTTTTAGAAGATATTAACTGGAAACAGGAAATGAAGAAAATGGACATGGCTCTTACTCGCACCACAAATCAAGCTATCTTATTGGTGACTATGGGCACGGACCCAGAAAAAGGTGGAGTCAACCAAAAGAATCTGCTGGCTATGCAGAAGCTATTTGAAAACGAATCTGTTGGCCGCGTTTTAATATCAGACTACACGACTCAGGCTAAATTTGTCATACCTGACATAGCTGGAATTCTTGATCCCAAAAAGTACGAAGTGTGCAACCATGACATACAAATGGGCCTTAACAATATTCTTCTTAGCGACGAAAAGTTTGCTAACTCTAGCATTAAGGTCCAAGTATTTATGGAGAGACTAAATGAAGGTAGAAAAGTTTTTATAAATGATTTCTTGATGCCTGAAATAAAAAGAATCTCTAAAGAAATGGGATTCAAGAGCTACCCAACACCTCACTTTGAAGATTTGGATCTTAGAGACAACTCCGTATACGCAAGAGTATACAGTAGATTGATTGAGCTAGGAGTATTGACTCCAGAAGAAGGTATTCAAGCTATAGAGTCTGGCCGCATGCCAACTTTTGATGAATCCTTGGAGTCACAAGAAAAATTCAAAACCTATAAAGACAGCGGCCTGTATGAGCCGGTCTTAGGAAATAAACCTCCAAAGGAAATACCCACTCAAAAAGCAAAACCAGTTCCACAGCCCAAAGGCAGGCCAGAAGGGACAGGAAGACCTAAAGAGACGGACACTAAAAATCCGATAGGCCTAACCGCAAATAAGCAGTCTAGATTTAGTCTAAGCAAAGTCAGAGACAATTTAAATTTGGCAGACAAATTAAATTTAGAAGTCGAAGCCGCTTTGAGACAGTTGCACAATAGGAAGAGATTAAACAAGACGCAAAAAGAAATTGCTCAACAAATCTCAAATATAGTAATTCATAATGAGGATCCAGAAAACTGGCTCGCGAAAGCTGGAAGATATGCAGCCGAACCAGTTGACAGAAATGATGACAGGGTTAAAGAGATTCAATCTATAGCCTACGAACATCAAGTGGACGACTTTTTAGCTGGCATACTTTACTGCAGTAAATATGATGGAGAATAATGTCAAGAATTATCTACAATGCAGAGGGGCTATTTGTAGGCCCATCAGGCCATAACTTTATAAGTTATTTCGGCGGTGGTCCTCACAGCGACTACTCAGAGCCTTTAAAAACGCATAATTTAATTAAGCAGATAGATAGAGTTCAAGGTTTAAGTTATGATATAACTGTACCTCATACTCAAATAAACCAGCTAAATACTAGATCAGTAATTGATAGGCCAATTATAACTTCCCCAGAAGTCGTCTTTTCTTTTAGCTATTTAGTCTCTGACGTTTCCAACGAATCAAAGCTTGGGCTTTATGTAAATTACCCTCAGTACGAACAGCCTTTTAGCGGCGCTCCTTTTTTCGAAAACAATACCGGACAAAGTTTACTTTCAGGTTTTGTTGACGAAGAAGAGCACAAGGAGTATTATTACGATACAGGAACTTATGATCCATTTTTTCCGGCAAAAACATATAGAGATAAAAGAAACTTTTATTTAGCAGTTCAATCAAACAAAGAGGATTTATTTACAGGATTGAAGATAGAGGACTTAACTGCTAGAGACCCTCAACATACTTCCGATCCACTCGCTACCGGATATAATGTAATATCTTTTGGTAGATGTTATATGACTTCATACTCAACAGAGGCAAGCGTAGGAAACTTTCCTACAGTAGATGTTTCGTACGTTGGAGAAAATATAATGTTTGAGACTAGCGGTAGCGGATTTTTATCTCCAATGATAGAAGCGAAAAGTGGGAACCAATTTAATGATCTAAATTGTGTTATTCCGCCAAGAGTTGACAGAAACCCAATATCAGTTGTCAGACCCGGCGACATAAATTTTTCAGTTGATTCTTTTTCCGGGTTAGGAGTAGATTTCTCAAATATTAATTTGGAATCGTATGTTATATCTTTTGATATACCAAGAGGTCAAGAGCGTAACCTAGGTCATAAATTTCCAATAAGCAGGAAAGTAGATTTTACGGCTCCCGTCACCATTGATATCGCCGGTACTGTGGAAAAAATGAGCTCCGGCTCTTTGATAGATATAGTTAATTTAAATCAAGACTATAATTTTACTGTTACTTTGGGCATGCCCAAAACTTGTGACAGTCCGGACGCCTCAGATCCAATCCATGCCGGAAAAGCTTCTTTGGACGCAAGAGAAAATGACCTTATTAAATATTCTTTTAACAAAGCAAAGCTTAATAGTTTTACATACGATACTTCAATAGGAAGCAATAAATCTTTTAACGCTAGTTTTAGTACAGAAATTGACCCAGACGATTTAACCAAAGGATTTTTTATAAGCGGATTTTTGGCCGATCAAAAACTTGAAGAGTTTCATCTTCTAGAGACTACTGGCGCTATGGATGGAGGTACGGGCGATTTTGAAAGATTTAGGCTAGAGTTAGAAGAATCAGACGGTTTGATAGTTGATAACTACATCCCACTCTACTAAAAAAGTGTATAATATAGAAGGAATAAGGAATGTCCAATAAAAAATTATCTCAGCTTGCTCAAATAACCCCGGTCCCGACTGGGGCTTTAATGCTATTGGCCAATTCTGGAGTGAGCCGGAGCGCTTCTGTAAGAGATGTGGCTAACGCGATATCAACTTCTAACAGCACTTTCTCAGGACTTTCAGACACTCCGTCAGACATAACAGGAAGTATGTTTGTCGTCAGTAACGCTGACGGAACAGAATTAACCTTTTCGAAAGATTTACATTTAGGCACTGGCAACTATTTAGATAAAACAGTAGGCGGCACAATTAGTGGTGACGTGACTATGGCTACTGGCGAAAAAATTGAGTTTGCCAATTCTAACAATTTTATAAATTCTGCCGGAGATAATATAGCTATTAGAACAGATGGCTTTATTAAGATGAGGTCTGCTTCTGGCACTAATATTTATCAACTCGGGGGAACTGAGGCAAAGATAAATTACTTTACTGGATTATCTGATAGCCACAAAGTCCACGTAATAGAAACTAACCAAGAGCAATATATTTCTTCTGGACTTAATCATGTTTTAAATTCAGATACAGATATATCTGGCAAAATATTTCAAAGCGGCAAAGAAATAAAAACAGGAGATTTTGCTCTATCTACAGACATAACAAATTTTGTTTCTGATTCAGAAACAGGCATCCTAGTTGGGAAGAATGAGTCGGGCACTTTTGTCGGTGATCATGAAACTGGAATATTAGTCGGAAAGAATGAGTCAGGTCAGTTTGTGGGAGATCACGAAACTGGCATTTTCGCGGAAGCTTCTAAGACGGGCAGCTTTGTAGTAGGCAGCGGAGTTCCTGCAAACATGTCCGCTAAGTGGAGCAACACAGGTATATTGACATCCGGTATTACGTCAGATGACGGAACTAATTTTTATCCATTTAGTAATCGATCTGCGAATTTAGGAAAAAACGCCAACAGGTGGAAAGAGTTAAAAGCTGAAAGAGTTTCCTTATTATCAACTGGGTCTACTAGCGATTCCTTAGATAGTTTTGTATCCTTAAAGTCTAATTTTACAGGGGCAGCTTATTCGGAGTTCCTTGCACAAAATAGCGATTCCGACTATTTGCAAGTAGGTATTTCTTCTACCGGCGTTTTGACAAGAAATATCGGAAGTGGAAACTATTACATAAAAGGTGGAGGAGGATCGGGCAAGCACCTTATGATAGGCGACAGACATGATATACTATTTTTCGCGAACACTGGTATATCTGTTCTTGACTCTGAATCCCACCCCGGAAAACAAAATCCTGCAGCGTTAAAAATACATACTAGTGGATTAGTTACATTTAGCGAAGCTTTTACGATGCCGACAGGCGATGGCTCTAGTAATCAATTCCTAAAAACAGATGGAGCAGGCAATGTAACTTGGAGCAATGTTTCTGACGGAGACCTCTCCGCAACTTTTGTAGGGCTTACTGATACTCCAGCTAATTTTACTTCTTCCGCAAATAAAATAGTGTCAGTAAACAGCGCCGCTAACGCTTTAGAATTTTTTGACACGGGCCATTTTATAGGAGCAAACGAAACAGGAAATTTAGTTGGCCAACACATGACCGGTCATTTCGCAGACGCTTTCACTGGATTAAAAGACGTTAATACTGGTGTAGATGGTTTGCCCGCCGGAGGCTATGGCACAGCTGGTCAATTAGTAGTTGTAAACAAGCATGGCAACGGTTTGATTTATTCTGGATACGCTGCAATAGACGCTGCTGGCGGCAGTGCTCCAACTTCATTCACAGATTTAGATGATGTTGATAATAATTATGCTGGAGATGCAGGCAAGGTAGTTGTAGTTAATTCTTCTGCGAACGGATTAGAGTTTTTCGCCACAGGAGATTTTGTTGGAGCCTTTGAAACTGGAGACTTTGTTGATGTTCAGAAATCAGGCGCTTTATTAGTCGGCGTCAACATGACTGGTGATCTTGTCGATACAAACATGACAGGGACTCTTGTTGGAACAGGAATGACTGGTTCATTTGTTACAGTTTCTGAAACAGGTATTTTTGTAGACGCGTCCACAACTGGATTTTTAGTAGCGGATCATGAAACAGGAATTTTTGTAGACTAGCACGTTAGCGGCCAGTTTGTTGGAGACCATGAAACTGGAATATTCGTTGACATTCATAGCACTGGAATTTTTGTTGATATTCACACCAGCGGAACTTTTGTAGGCGATCACGAAACAGGTAATTTCTTAACTGAGTTAAGTGAGAGTGGGAATTATGGAACGCAATTTGATATAACCGTAGCGGGCGGCAAATATTATCTTAGCGAAATAACTGCAGGAAGTCATATAACTACAAGCCAAGTCCAGCAGCCGACAATCAATCTTCACAGAGGTCATACTTATAAATTCAGAAGCAGCTCCTCTGCGGCTAGTCATCCATTCTTTATAGCAAGCAGCCCCGGCGGAGGCGGTTACGGATCTGAATATACAAGTGGTGTAACTAACTCCAGAGCGGCTGGAGAAGGTCAAAGTCTATATTTCAAAGTTCCACAAAACGCACCAGAAAGATTATATTACGAGTGCGGAGCCCACTCGAATATGGGCAGCACAATACAAATATGGCAAGATTCTGGAAGGTATGTAGGAACAGGTATAACTGGAGATTTATTTATAGATAAGAATACGACTGGATTTTTAGTAGCCAATCACCAAACTGGAGATTTTTATTCAAAGAGGGGCGGGGACATAAGTGGAGATGTTAGTGTTTTGGGCAGCTCTGGATTATATGTTTCTGGAGATATTCAAATACAAAGCGGAGTTTCGTATCACTCTACAGTCGCGACTGGAAATGGAGACAAGATAGACTGGTCTGTTGGAAACATACAATATCAAGACAATAGCTCGGCCGTTTCTACTTTTAATTTCCTAAACGCCAAAGACGGACAAACTCTTACATTATACGTAAAAAATCCAACTGTTTCAGATCAGTCAGTGAACTTTGTCTCTGGCGCACCAAATGCAGTTATGATGCCAGCTGACGCAGAGGGTAATAATACTGCTCCGAAAATAACAGCTAATAGAACTAACGTATATACTTTTATAAAAATTAATACAGGTATATTTACTAGTTATGTAACTGGATATGACTACAGATAATGCAACCCTTTCCTACAGCATTTTGGAAAAAGACTGCGGAGCCTGTTATAGAAGAAGTCTCTTGCTTCACTCCTGTTAATTCTGAAGATATAAGTGGTGACGGAGTTTATATTTTACAAGACTCTCCTATTATCTCAGATAATACACGAAATGCAATACTGCTTGGTGATCTTGCGGTAGGCCTTCATAAAGACTTCAAAGAATCAGATTTAGGAATAGGCTCCGAAGGGTTTCCGATAGCTCATGCAAACAGGGACGGAGGGTTCAAGACAACAAATGTTAATTATAGAGGTAATTTTAATAATGATATTGGTAATTTCATAGGCTGGAATGATTTAGTCCAAGAGGCAGGTTTAGGGGCAGGCTCCGGAAATGAAGAAGAATTAGTTAATTTTGTCTTAAGAAATTACCTTAATATTTGGAGAAGCAATTCTGCCCATAAAACAAATCCAGTTACCACGACTATTTCAGAAGATTGCAAAACAGCTACAGTAAAATGTTATTTCCAAAAAGATGCGTCACAGAAACTTGCTGAGCTAGACGATGATATGCATCTATTGAGCTCAGCTGATCGAGAACTGGCTGAGCAAGTGAGTTGGTCGAGTGCTTTTAGTCCGGAAATTAAGGACTTTGTTGAAAATAGAGGATTTAATGGATTTAATGGAGGTGCTGCTGGACAAAATGAACCCGACCTTATCCATTACTTCCATCGACAAAGAGCTAAAGTCTCAATAAAATTCAAAGCCGACAATTTAACTATAAAAATTAAAGGACTAGGAACTGATCATCAAAGATTTGCTAAAGATCGAAGCGGCAATTATCCAGATGGAGTCAATGACAATGGACCAAATATGGCTGATTTAGCTTTTAAGGCTTCTCAGGCACAAAGAGAATTTAATAGAACTGGACTAGAATCAGGAGTTGGAGATTTGCAATCTTGCGAAATATTTTTAAATCAAGATAAACAGATAAAATGTATAGCTCCAATGTTGGGATATTGGAGAGATGGGCTTGACAGTCCTTACTTAGATTATATTAATATATTTAAAGGGCCGGTTAGAATATTTGATTATGTTAGTGATGCTTACTCTGACCAAGGATCAAATAAACCTGTTTATGATGACAATGGAGATTATTTAAGTGGTAATCCGATACATGGTTTTGGATATATTTCTGATGCTGAATATAGTGCCGGTTATGCTGATGGTGAATCTGTTTTTAGTCCTTACGGTGCAGGGTATACAAAAAGCTATGCAGGATTTTATAATAGAAACTCAGACACGACGTCAGACTCCCCAGATTATAATAGCCCTTACCAATATACAAAGACTTTTAGCGGCCTAAGTGGCGATCAAACTGTTGACATAATGTTTGATTCAGTGACAGAACTTTTTAATGGCGGTGCATATTACGAAATAGAACTTAGCTATACTTGATATGTCATATATAAGATACGCAGGAGATAGATTTTTTGGGCCAACTGGTGATCTAACTGGCTTTCCTCTTGACGTTGCGGATGGAGCTGTACTGTTTACTTCTGGAACTAATGAGACAGATCAGGCTTTATATGTAAAAGTTACAGGAGCTTGGCAGCAAGTTGTTCAAACTGGTGTGGTCATGGAGACCATGACCGGAAACTTAATTGATAATCATCAAGCCCAAGATATACACGGCTCGAAAGTTTTTTTTGATGCTGCTACCTTTAATGATTTAGTAACTATAAATAATCTGACTGTTACTGGTACTCAAACTATTTTAAATACAGTAGATTCCAGCATCAAAGATAATTTAATTGTTTTAAATAGTGGGGAAGCCGGGGCGGGCATAACTTTGCAGTCCGGCGGTATACTGATAGAAAGAGGTAGTAAAACAGACGCAACCATACTATTCGATGAGACTGTAACCGGAGCAACATATTCGGGTGGTTTTGACTTTAATTTCGAGGCCCACGTTACCGGAGACAGATTAGTAAAATCTAGCGAGACTGGAATATTTCAAACAGTTATCAACTCAGTTCACGAAACAGGAAAAACTACTGATTCGTCAACTAACTCTTTTATTTTAACAGGAGTTGATAGTATTTATAGCATAGATGGTTTAAATTCAGGAGAAGCTGCAAATACTCAAAATCAGCAAGTTCAATGTTACGTAGGGGGAGTTTTGCAAATGCCTTTTAATTATAGTTTGTCTAATGCTTTAGCTGGAACTGGCAACCCAACTGTAACTTTTAGTGAAAATTTATTCTCTGGAGTTAATGTAGATTTTGTTTATTCAGCTTCAGTTAGAGTGACAGATTAGTAAAAAACTGTGTAATAGATTTTGGTATGAAAGCACTTTCAGGCAAAAAAACTTACTTTACCGCTGGTGCAGCGGTTTTGACGGCTCTCGGCGCATATTTCGCTGGAGAGGTAGATCTACAAACGACTATATCTGCAGTTTTCGCTGCGGCGATGGCTATTTTCCTTAGAAAAGGAATCACATCAGAAGCTGCAAAAGCAGCTGCCCCAGCAGAAGATAAGCCAGCAGAGTAATGTCTTGGCTCAAATCTATCTTAGCTATACTTGGCTCTTTGTTCAAAGTAATAGATAAAAAAACTTTGACTTATGAGGAAAAAGTAGATAAGATAAATAGAGACAAGAAGGAACAAATAAAAGATGATTGGAAAGATACTCAAAACGAAATTGATCGTGCCTTTCGCGCTGCTAAGTCTCGCAACAGGATGCAAGACAGCAAAAGCGAATAGTAATATTTCCATTCCTCAAGTACCCCAAGATATTGTCCAGAGGTTGATGACTCATCCTCAAATAGACAAAGCTTGGGAGCATGTTCCAGAATTTACTCGAGATGTATTGAAAACAATTTCGGATCAATCTGCAGAGATTGAACTTCTGAAAACTAAATAAATTATGAAAAAACTATTAGTATTCATGATCGCATTGGTTGCCTTCTCTCTACCGGTGGAAGCCAAAGAGAAGAAGGAAAAATGGTTTGGCGCTGGCGTAAAGCCAGATCCAACTCTTACAATTCCATTTATTGGAGTAAAGGCCCCTATCCCTACCGCTTGTATCGGCAAGGATGTATCGGCTTCCTTTGACTTCAAATGCGATAAGAAAGGTATCTCTTTTAAATTACCATACTTTAAGTTTGATTGGGATTTTCCCGGTGTTTCTTTAGGTCGTGGCGATAAAAAGCTTACCATTGGTAATAAATAACTTCCTTTGATTACAAGGTAGGTGAGAGGCCCTGACCTTAAAAGGAAGCTTAGACAAGCCTCAGCAACCCGCTCTTTATGAGCGGGTTTTTTTCTAAAAACTCATAATTACGTGTATAATTATACTAAGTGGCAGATAATAAACATATTATTTTAGAGATAACTTCTACAGAGAAGGAGGTCGCTCAAGACCCTTTTGTGGATTATTCATTAAAAGTAAAAAAATATCTAGAAGCAAAAGCCACAGAAGTCAAAGGCGTAGGCATAGAAACTTTAATAAAAGTATTTAAATCTGCAGCAAAAGATCGTAACGATATTAACTACTGCGCCGCCAGAATAAATAACTTCCTAGAGGTATTTTCTGATTACAAAAATTTTAAAACCGCTGTTGCAAATAACTTCGAACCAAGCGAAGAATGCTTGGCGACTGCTGAAATAGAATGCAGGGAACACGATATAGATAAAATTGAATTTGAAGACGTAGATCAGTTTTATTTAGAAACAAAAGACGAATTTAAAAACTCAATAGATATAGAAATATGATTATTGACTTCACAGACCAAATATTAGAGGCTAAAGAAAAGAAAACTTTAAACAAACCTTTCCGCACGTCGGGTGGACCTAAGAAGTTTTCTGTCTATGTTAAAAACGAAAAAGGTAACGTAGTTAAAGTAAACTTTGGCGATCCTAATATGGAGATCAAGCGAGACGATCCTGCTAGACGCAAAAGCTTTCGCGCTCGTCATAACTGCGATAATCCCGGCCCAAAAACTAAAGCTCGTTATTGGTCTTGCCAGCAGTGGCGTGCCGGTAAAAGAGTTCAGGGGTCAGAAGTAGACTATGAGTGGGACGGTCAAACTTTTTTCGACCACGACGAGTTATTAACAATTAACCCTGCTCTAGCTTTTATAGAGGAGGAAGTTAATGACGACGGCGATTGCGGATGCGGTAATTGTGACTGCGATGAGATTGAGGCTAAACACGACATGAAAAAGTATAGCTTTAATAATCCCGGTCAAGCCATGCAGATGGCTAGAAAAATGGGATTTGATAAAGTACACAGCCATGGTGAAGGGGACGATACAGTATTCATGCCCGGTCCGAGTCATGAAGCTTTGATGAAAAAGCTCGGAGAGTCTAAAGCCGAAGAAGAATACGCTAGTCTCTGGGAAAACATCAAAAAGAAGCGTGATAGAATTAAATCTGGATCTGGAGAAAAAATGAGGAAAAAAGGCGAAAAGGGCGCGCCTACTCCAGAGCAAATGAAAAAAGCCAAAGATAAGTCCAAGAAAAAGAAAATGAGCAGTGGCTACGCTTATGAAATGACTTTGGAGGAATTTGAAGAAGTTATGGACTTGGAAGAGATTGAATTTTGGAAAGAAGAATCTGACGCAGCTAAACGGCCGGGTAGAAAATCTGGCGCTCAAACTCCAGCTAAACCAAGCGAAAGAAAAAAAGGTTCTTCTAAGAATAAACCGGGCAGTGCAGGTAAAGGCGGGCCTTCTATCACTTTTTCGGAAAAAGTAACTAAATCTTTAAAAGAAAAAGTTAAAAACCATAATGCAAAAAGCAAAAAGAAAGTCACTCTTTCTCAGCTTAAAAAAGTCTATAGAAGAGGCGCCGGTGCATTCTCTTCTTCACATCGTCCCGGTATGAGCCGTGGTGGTTGGGCGATGGCTCGCGTTAATATGTTCTTGAAAATGAAGCGCGGGGGCAAAGTAAAAGATTCTTATAGAAAAGCCGACGGAGATATTTAAAAATGAAAACTAAGTATACGACTATTTTTAGTTCCCATATTAGGCCGCTAGTGTCTGAAGAAAAAGACCAGCATTTAGCATTAGCCTCTATGGTTGATTTAGAAAAGTTTGTCCCAGAAGTAGACACAGATGCTAACTATGATTTGTTGCCCGTAGCGTTTAACGCTTTCGTCGCAAACAGAGTTAATAAAAACGGCGATGTGGTAGACACTGAGACAGCTATAGCGATGCACAAAAATTTTGTTAACAAGCCTGTTAACATTGAGCAT